TTATCAACTCTTCAATTGTCACAGGTTCAATCAATTCGTCAAAAATAGCAGGTTTTTCAATAATATAGCCATGTCCCAATCTGTATGGGCTAGCGGTCAATCCTATCACCCTCACATTAGGATTTGTACGATAGATGTCCGATAGAAATGTCCGATAGCCGCCCTCATCGTTGTGATTTACAAGATGACATTCATCTATAATCACTAAATCGACATGCCCGACTTGATCCGCGTGTTTCCTGATTGACTGAATCCCTGCAAACGTAATGGGTTCTCCTAATATCTTTTGACCCATACCGGCTGAATATATGCCCATGGGAGCATTAGGCCAATGCTGACGCATCTTTTGCGCGTTCTGTTCTATCAATTCCTTAACGTGCGTCAGCATCAAGATTCGAGTCTCAGGCCACGATTGCAACGCATCTTTACATAGCGCGGCTATAACGTGACTTTTGCCCGCACCGGTTGGCAAGACCAGACAGGGATTACCTGAATTGCGGTTTAACCAATCATAAAGTTGGTTTATGGATCGTTGTTGGTAATCGCGCAACATCATCCAACTACCCTCCCATTCAGCACGTCGCGGATTGCCTCGCTAGTATTGTCAGGATTAGCGCAAGCGCTAGGATTCGCGAGTATTTCACGGCTTGAAAACACAAAAGCATCGGGTTCACCGTTACGCACTGGTTTTCCGTCGATTTCAAAAGTCCATTCATTTTCGGTGTGATTAAGTATTTTCCATGGCACAAGGTCAAAATGCAGTAAATGCGACTCGCAACCTGTACGCTGAAACTCAACAGGAATCTCAGAGTTATCATGCTTTGCACACGTCCAGGTGCTTTTGTCTGTTGCGGTTGAATGGCAGCACGTCCGACAATTCACTTGAATATAATCATTCCATTTATTGTTCATTTTTAATCACCTGACATTTTTTTGTTTGTAATTTTTTTCTTATACATCCACAAGAAGAAGTATGTCCTGATGCAAGATTGCCAGAAGATACTAATTTTTCTTCACCACACTCGCATTTACACATCCAAATTAAATTTCTTTTACTGTTGCTTCCAGTTGAAAACATTACAGTTAATAAACCAAATTTTTGTCCAATTTTATTGTGTTTTTTGGTTTGAAAATCATGTGCAGCGCATCCACAGCTTGGTTCTCTTCCGTGTCTTAAAGCAGGTGCGCTTTTTATAATTTCTTTTCCGCAATCACATTTGCACACATAATTTCTATGTCTAGCTGAAATTTTTTCTCCTGAAAAATCAATTACAGTTAATCTTCCAAACTTTTTTCCAATCATTTTTATTGTTTTTTTTTCAGCAATCATGTCCATCAATTCTTTTGGTCTTTTAATACCGGTTTTTGCTTGTGATATTTTTCTTTTATGCTCGTGTGTTGGTATTATTCCAGAAGGCCCTTCTCCACCATCGGTTAAATTGCACAAAACAATCCCGCTATTTTTAAGTTTTGCTATATGGATTTTTTCCAAAACAAAAGCATCATGTTCGCTCATGTTTTCCTCAACATATCTTGCAGAAAAACCATCTGATTTAACTACGATTCTTTTCCAAAAAATATTTCTTCCTGTTTTGCTTGTTGCTCTTTTGTTTTTGCCTTTCCCAACATAAAAAACAACGCCGGTATCATTTCTTATGTGCTCGTAGACATAAAAATTATTTTTCTCGTTTTGTTGCTCTGTCATGTCTAACTCCCATTTCTCTGTGGCATACCACTCCGTATGCAGGACACATTTTACACAAAAAATATGTTGGATTGGTAGACATTGGCTCAGGCATACGGTCAGATTGCACCAAGCGTTTGCCGCGATCTACATACTTTTGTGCTATTTCCTTATTAAGTCGCACTCGTTCTGTATAGATTTCGTCATTATCTTTACAGATTGAGTAATACAACGCTCGGTCAATCTTTAAACCAAGCATATAAAGTTGCATCTGTATGTAATGTTGCGGCTTCGATTTTTCGACGCCATGCTTTTGCAAGTCATCAAATGACTTTTTGCTGTGCGTTTTGCACTCTAGCACGTGATATTTAAGAGGCGCTTCAGGTACGCCAGACGTGATAACGCCGTCAACGCTTCCTGATATGTGCCATCCAAAATCAACAGAGGATTGGCGATCACTAACTTTTACACCAACGGCACGCAAATCTTGCAAGATAGTTGATTCCTCTAGTTGGCCTCGACGAAACAGCCTTAAGATGCGTCCGTCGAATTTCTCAATCACAGCCCACCGGAATGACAGCCACAAATAGCGGTCACATGGATGGCCCAAGATTGAGCAACCCATGTGTGGACGCGGTGGTGATTGCGTATCGGCATGATGCTGGTCAATCATTCCGGCCAGCGTGATTTCTGGTTCAGGTATTTTCATTTGCTTACCTTGTATTAAAAGCCGTCCTTGGCTATGTTGATTATGCTATTTCTTTGCCCAAGGCGGCGATGATGTGCTGGCGGTTTGCGTTGGCGCACTTGTCGGCATAGTTGGACGTGGTATCGCGCTTCCTTCTATTGCTTTCCAAGCGCGAATATCGTTGCCAGCCCCGTATTGCTCAGATTGCGTAACCTGAACCTTAATGCTCAGTTTACCGCCGATGAAATCATCAGTGTCGCTCAAGCGTGACAGGCCGATTGCACGCATAATGTCACCCAGTTGTTGCCGTCCGATTTCCTCGGCCTTCGGATTGGCGTTACGTATGTTTATGTTGCCAAAAACAAAACGTCCCGCATGGGTCGGCCCAAGCACTTCGTACTTGAGCGCAATCATCTTGCCGCCGCTTTTAGTCGGCCTTATTTCTGCGCTGTTTATAGACGCCATGTACCATCCAGCCGGAAGCGGCTCGAAGGATGGTTGACTAGTGGGCAGACTGTCGAGGTCAAAAGATTCATCAAGTAACATGGCTCTACTCCTTAATTGTAATGGTAAAACTGGGACGCCCTGGCGTTGTTGTAATGGCGTCAAGCAGTGGATCGGTGATGGTGTGGTCAGCGGCTTTCCATGCCGTCATTGAAAGTTCAGGCTTCCACCTGAACAGCGTAGCAAGATGATCCGCCAAGCCATGCTCGGCGGCGATCTCAAGAAGCCGCTCGTCATCTATTTTGCGGTTCATCCGACAAACTGCTTTAATCACAATGATTCCTTCTTTGTGCGTTACGGTTCCCTCCTCATCTTCCTGAATCCTCATGGCTTTTGCTAGGTCGTCCTCTATGGCGCGTCTTTTCTGAGTTGCGGCCTTTTCGCTGGCCTTAGCGATCAGCCATTCTTGGCTCAATTTTTCTATAGTCATTTCATTTCCCCATAATTGTGTCAATGACAACGCTTAGATTTGGCTCCATCCAAGCTGAAAGTTTTCCTGAGCGATCTTTAGCCGTCCACATGCCGTCCGAATCACACATGAACGCCCTTTGAGTATTGCCGTCCGCGTCGCGCTCAACACGCAGTGCCAGCACTTCATCAAAGAAGTAGGGCAGTTGTTGCCCTAGCTTTTGTCCTGGCATTGATGGCGCGTAAAGCATGCGCCCCATTTCATCCTGAGACTTTTCAACCTTTGCCGTCATCAAAACGTGTTTGCCAGGCAAATCCCTAAAAGCGCGAATGAGGTCAGTCATTTGCTCTTGCATCGCGCCATAAGCCTGACGTGGATCCTTCGTGGCCTTTTTTTCAGCGTTCAAACAAACTTCGGCAATTTCGGAAATAGAATCCAGCGCCACCGATTCAAAGCCGCTGGCCTCGACTGAAGATGTAAGCCATGTGTAGGCTTCCATCAGATCTGACATTGTTGATATTTCAATGAAGGGAATGTCGGCTCCCGCGAGAGAGAGCAAGCCGCCCTCGGCAGAGAGAATGACAGGACTCGGCAGTGTTGCGATGCTGGTTGTTTTTCCAGAACCGGCAGCGCCAAAAATTAAAATTTTTACACCGTTGGCGCTAAGGCCGTCAGTTCGCTTTAATTGGATCGCCATTATTCAACCTCCACAACGCACGCGCTAATGCGCTTACGCTTTCCGACTTCACGAGCCGCAATGCCAGCGGCGTTATATTTTTGACGGTTAGCGCCAGTCCTTGACGTGTAACCGACGGGCTTTTCGCCGTCGATTGCAATTACTGACTTAACAGCCGCCATTCCCGCGCTGATTTTCTCAGCCGACGCGGTAATCGTCACAGACCGCCATCCAGCGGCGGTGAACACACTTGCTTCGTATGCAATTTGCATAATTGAATCCTAGTTATTGCTACGGTCAGCACAATGCTGGTTGTAGCGTTGGGTGCCGACACTTACGCGGTCGGCTTACGTTTTGGGCTTTGCCCGCGCAATCTGGAACTTTTCTTTGCCGGAAAACCAGATCACGCGGGGTTCGCATTTGCTAAGCCCGAAGAGGAACTCCCCTGGTGCGCTTCCGTGAGAGGCGTTGAGAGTGTTGTTAGTTGCTAACGTCGGCGACACTCCCAGAGCCTTCATTCTGGCACCGGCGTTAGCGGCACTCCCGCCCGTTGAGTATCGGGAGTGGTTGTATTGTGCTTGTTGAAGCGTATCATGTCAACACTTTTTCACCCGATGAGTACATAGAATGGCAGATTTAACGAATATCCTTGGCGGCGCATGGTCTCCACCAACGCAAACCTTTGATACACCTGAGAATCAACTACGCGATGCAATCATCCGCGCAGGGCTTGAGCCTCCGGATTACATACAGATAGACGGTGCGTTGCATCGCTTTAAGAGCGGCACCAAAGGCACGCCAGGACACGGTGATAAATCAGGTTGGTACATTGCTTTCCATGATGGTGTACCAGCAGGCCGGTTCGGGTGCTGGCGTGCAGGGCATGAGCAGTCATGGGTTGCTAACGTAGGACGGCAACTAACCGTCGCTGAACAGATGGCGCAAACCAGACGCATGGCAGAAGCCAAGCGGATTAGAGATGAAGAACGCAAGAAACAACAGGAAAACGTGGCGGAAACCGTTGAAACGATATGGTCAAACGGCCTTGGTGCGTCACCCGATCATCCATACTTACAAACCAAGAGTATTCAGCCACACGGCGCTCGCGTAGACAGCGCAGGGCGATTGATGACACCGCTGTACAGCGATGACGGCGCACTTTCATCACTTCAATACATAAACGATGTAGGCCGCAAGTTATTCCATACCGGCGGCGCTACTTCCGGCAAGTTCTGGATCATCGGTGAGATTGGTCATTCTTTATATATAGCTGAAGGCTACGCTACAGCGGCGACTATCTACGAGTGTACCGGTCAGGCGTGCGTCATAGCTTACAGCGCATCCAATGTTATTCACGTCGCTCGATTCATGCGCGAACGCTACGGCATAGCGCAGAACATCATCATTGTTGGTGACAACGACGAGTCAGGAACAGGTCAACGATACGCAGAGCAGGCAGCAACAGAAATAGGTGCGCGGTTAGTGATCCCACCTTTAATCGGTGATGCGAACGATTACGCGCAAGCAGGGCATGATTTGGCTGGTTTACTGCATCCACCATCAGATGATGATGAATGGTTAATTCACGCGGATGCATTTAGCCAACAACCCGCCCCTATCAAATGGTTAGTCAAGGACTGGGTTCAGGATCAGGCTTTCATAATGGTTCACGGCCCTAGCGGCGGCGGTAAGACGTTTTTTGTGCTGGATATAGCCAACACCATTGCGTCGGGACTCGGTGAATGGAAAGGCCACAAAGTAACGCCAGGAACAGTTGTTTACTTAGCCGGTGAAGGTCATCACGGTTTGCGTAGTCGTATAGCCGCGTGGAAACAATATAACCAAGTCAGTCAGATGAATATGTATGTTAGTCGGCATGGATGTGATTTAAATACATCAGAAGGGTATCACAAGGTATTAGAGTCTGTTAGAAAACTACCTGAAACTCCACGTTTAATAGTCATAGATACTTTGCACAGGTTCCTGAAAGGCGATGAAAATTCGTCGGAAATCGCTAAAACCATGATTGATGCTTGCGGTTTGTTGATGCGTGAATTTAATACGTCAGTACTATTAGTACACCATACAGGAAAGGATGAAAACTCACAAAAAGATGGGCGAGGTTCATCGGCATATCGCGGTGCTTTGGAAATAGCCATTAGCGTCGTACCCGCTACAGAGTCAACACCAATACAGATTATACAGCGCAAGGCCAAGGATTCAGAACTGGCACCCGACAAGCACATGCGACTTGAGAAGGTGATTATTAACGGATGGTTTGACGAGGATAATGAACCGGTAAGTAGTGTGGTTATGGTTGAGGATGATGCGCCGGTAAACAGCACCAAGAAAAGCGCAAAACATACTAAAAATCTGAAAGTAATGGAACGCGCATGGTGGGCGAGTGGGACGGAAATAAGAATGGATTTACCTTACATAACGCGCTCGGCATTGCGCGATCTTATGCGCCAAGATGGGAAGGCAGAACAGACTATTAAGAACGCCATGAACGCGAATAACGAGGGCAAAATGATAGCCTCAATGCTGGCGGATGGCGTCATTGAATCATACGAAAATGGGTTCATCGTGACAGATGAAGTTGAGGCATCAGCGTGGCTTCTGGCCGTCTGATACAAGTACCCAAAGTACCCTTTTTGGTACCCTGGGTACCTGGGTACTTTTGGACAAAACAAGAGCAAAACCACCTTCTTCCGGTACCCACAACCCTACCCCCTTAACTAGGAAGGGGTAGGGTACGGGTACCGCGGTGGTTGTTGCGATTGTGGTCGATGATGAAGGATCAACACATGAGGCTAGACAAGCATGCAGAAACTGAAATTGGACTACCCACCCTCGGCGAACAGGTACTGGCGCTGTTTTCGCAATCGCATGGTTCCCAGCGCAGCGGCGACGGCGTACAAGAAACACGTCAAGGTTGTAGCGCAAACAAGCGGGTTGGTATTGCATAATGATTTTGTATGTGTCACCATACAACTGTTGCCGAAAATGACAGTCAAAAACGAGGCCAGTAAAGTAATCCTTGATCTTGATAATTGCTTGAAAGTCGCGCTCGACGCGCTGCAAGGTGTGATTATCGAAAACGATAATCAGGTTAAGGAAATACACGCTAGTTATGGCGTACCAACACACAACGGCGGATTGATAGTTGAAATAACAAGGATTGAAAATGCAACTTTATAAGGCGGAATATAAACCAACATGGCGATTGATTGATGAGATTATGCCGCCTATTGGCACCAAGGTATTATTTAAAAGTAAACATGGCCCAGCAGTAATTGGTATTTATTATGCAGAATCTGGATGGGATTATTGGTGTCCATTGCCGTCTCACTCAACAGCACAAAAACAAAAACACAATCAGGTAAATTAAAATGAAAATGTATGTTGGTAATATACCTAATGACGATTATGAGCATGAATTTACATTGAACAACATTGATGGCGAGTCGTGGTTGGTGTACGTCAAGGAGCCTGTCAACGGATGGACCAGCATCAAGATTGTTGCGATTGATCCAGTGCCACACAAAGCAAATTATTGGATAGGATGGGATGGCGAACGATTCAGCAGAGTGAAAGATTTGTTTTCTCTAAAAGAAAATAGACCAAAACTCCATGATGTCATGTTAGATAAAGCAATTAAATATCTTTAATTGAATGGCATGGTTTAATAGAATGGGCATTAAATCAAACGTTGCGGGAATGACATTTGGTAATTGGCGCGTTTTGCATGATGTCAAAACTGATAATCAAAATAACAGATGTGTGTCGGCTCAATGCGAATGCGGAACGATTCGCACGTCTTACTTGCACAACCTTACGTCAGGCCGATCCACTTCATGCGGCTGCCAAAAAAAAGCAAAGTGCAGCAAAGCCATGAAAAAGTATTGGAAAAACAGGAAAGGGGAATGATTATGACTGAATTGCGCGATTATCAATTCATGGCTACTAGGACGGCTAAGAATCTTGGATTCAGAGACGGCTTGATACATGCCGCCCTTGGCTTAACGGGGGAGGCCGGCGAGTTCGCTGACGCAGTCAAGCGCGTGGCGATTTATGAAGGTGCTCCGAACCGCCAGCACATGATTGAGGAACTGGGGGATATTTTGTGGTATGTTGCGTATGCGTGCGAAGTTTTAGGTGAACCGCTTGAAATTATCGCTAGGGATAACATCGAAAAGCTGAAAAAACGCTACCCTGAGGCTTACAGCGACTTTAACGCTCATGCGAGGTTAGATAAATGATGAAGGCGGATGCAAACCAGATTGGCGGATTGCATTACAACAAGCTAGAGATTCAGCCTTGGACGGCGATGGAAGCATGGTTTACTTCCGAACAGTTTGCTGGCTTCCTGCGCGGCAACGCGATCAAATACCTAGCACGCGCTGGTAAAAAAGGTGACGCGCTGGAAGATATAAAAAAGGCGCAACACTATCTTGAGAAATTGATTGAGGTCATGGAATCAGGCCATGGTTAAAGGTGTCGAAAAGATTTGTGCAACGTGTGAGTTTTACGATGTCATTAGATGTGTTGGTAATGCTGGTGTTTGCACTCTTGATCCTGCTGCAACTACGCAGTCAATAGTTGAGCCTACAGATTCATGCGATCAGTGGTTAGCGATTCATCCGCGCAAAACGCTCAACGATGCGAAACCGGAAGAATGGGATGCGGTCGCTAAATTAGGTAAAAAAAGCCATGTCTGAAAAAAAGCCAAGAATTGGCGGAAGGCAAAAAGGAACGCCAAACAAAATCACAAATGAAGCGCGTGAAGCTATTGCGTTGTTCGTTGACAACAACGCGCACCGCTTAGAAGGATGGCTTGAACAGGTTGCTGAAAAAAACCCTGAAAAAGCGTTTCAGTTGTTTCAGTCAGTGATTGAATATCACATTCCCAAGCTGGCGCGAACCGAACAGACGCTAACAGGCGCGGATGGTGGGCCGGTTGAGCATTCAATTAAAGTCAGTTTTGATGAGTCAGACAGTCGCTAAATTCCCGCCGAAACTGAAAGGTCTGTTTAATCCGGCCCGCTACAAAGTGCTGTACGGTGGGCGCGGTTCCGGCAAATCATATGCAGCAGCTTCGGCGCTCTTGATTGAAGCCGCACAGAAGCCGTTGCGCGTGCTATGCGCGCGTGAGGTGCAGAAGTCACTTAAACAGTCGGTTCACACGTTGCTAGTCGATCAGATTCAGACGTTAAACCTTGGTTACTTCTACACTGTCACGGAATCCGAAATAAGAGGGATTAACGGCAGCGTGTTTACGTTTAGCGGCTTGGCAAGTCATACGGTTGAGTCCATCAAGTCGATGGCGAACATCAACAGATGCTGGGTGGAAGAATCACAAAGTGTAAGCAAGAAATCTTGGGAAATACTGATACCAACGATTCGCGCACCTGATAGCGAAATCTGGATCACAATGAATCCAGACCTTGATACAGACGAAACCTATGTTCGTTTTATACTGAATCCACCGCCGGACACGTTTATTGTGAACCTCAACTGGTCAGATAATCCATGGTTTCCGTTAGTGTTGGAAAAAGAGCGCCAACATTGCTTAAAGTCTGATCCGAAAAGTTACGCCAATATCTGGGATGGTAAACCCAAAACAGTCGTGGACGGCGCAATTTACGCTGATGAGTTTCAAGAGATGGTGGATCAGCATCGAATCAATCTGGTAACTCATGATCCCATGCTCAAGGCGCATTGCATCTTCGATTTGGGCTGGAACGACGCGATGACTATCATCGTGGCGCAACGCGCAGGCTCAGAAATTCGCATTATTGATTACATTCAAGAGTCATTCCACACGCTGGATTGGTACTCAAACGAACTCAAAAAACGCCCGTACAACTGGGGCAAAATCTGGCTTCCTCATGACGGCGTTACAAAAGACTATAAGACCGGCAAAAGCGCATTAGACATAATGACGGCGCTTGGCTGGAACTGCGAGATTATCCCCATTGGCGAAGTCGAACACGGCATACGGCTGGCGCGTATGTTGTTTCCTCGTCTTTGGATGGACAAAGAGAAAACAACACTGCTGCAAGAGTGTTTGAAACGCTACAGGCGAGCAATCAATTCAACGACAGGCCAACCCACCGGCCCGCTTCATGATGAGTATTCACACGGCGCTGATGCGTTTCGGTACCTTGCGACGTGTGTGGATATGTTAAAGAATGATAATATAGTCAAAAGACGACGCGCTGACGATTATCGCACCGGCGACTGGATGAGTTAACACAGGAATCCCAATGGCAAACCTCGACACTGACAGCATTTATAACTCACTCGGCGTTGGCGCTGATACTGACGTGGACGACACTGACCAAGAAACTCTCAAGGAAATACGCCAGCGGTTCAGTGATGCGGTTGAATTCAGCGCGACGGTCAGACAAGAAATGCTTGATGACATTCGGTTTGCAAGGCTTGGCGATCAGTGGAGCGAAGCGGCCAAGTACGACAGGAACCGCCCTGGCAAAGAACGCCCCATGCTGGTCGTCAATCGGCTATTGCAGTTCAGAGATAGAGTCGTCAACGAGATCCGTCAAAACACGCCAAGCATCAGAATCAGGCCGGTAAACGATGGCGCAGACCAAGAAACCGCCGAAGTGCTGATGGGATTGGTTCACCATATTCAAGACAACTCTAACGCCAGTATTGCCTACGATACCGCCGTAGAATGGCAAGTTGATGCTGGTTTAGGTTATTTCAGAGTACGTAATGACTATGTAGACGACACGTCGTTTGACCAAGACATATTCATTGACCGCATCCCTGACCCGATGAAGGTTTACTTTGACCCGCACAGCAAACAGCCGGATGGCTCAGACGCTGAATGGTGCATCATAGCCGAGGAAATCAGCAAGGATGAATTCAGGCGCATGTATCCCGATGTGGATGAAACCTCATTTGAGGCCGCTGGAAATGGGGACATGCAAGGTTGGTATACCAAGGATTCTGTACGCATTGCAGAGTATTATTATCTTGAGTACGACGAGGCGCAGGAAATATACGACGAGGAAACAGGGCGCTCGCGCACGATACAGCCTAAGCGTTGCATGTGGTGTAAAGTTACCGGAGACAAAGTGCTTGAGCGTACCGAATTACCGACTAAATACATTCCTGTAATTCCCGTTATTGGTCACGAGATATGGGTGCAGGGTAAACGCTATTTATCCGGTTTGATTAGAAACGCCAAGGACGCACAGCGCCTGTATAACTATTACCTTAGCGCCAACGCGGAAAACGTAGCACTCGCACCTAAAGCACCGTTTATCGGCGTTGCTGGTCAGTTTGAGACTGACCCGAATTGGGGCCGAGCAAACAAAGAGTCGGTTGCATATTTAGAATATGATCCGGTCAGCATCGCAGGAACTCCCGTCGGCGCACCTCAACGCGCCATGCCGCCGCAAGCAAGCAGCGCAATTATGGATGCAATCCGATTGGCTGAAAATGACATTATGCAAAGCATGGGTATCTATCAGCCGTCACTTGGCGCTCAGTCAAATGAGACCTCAGGACGTGCATTACTGCTTAGACAAAAGCAATCCGAAACAGGTAACTTCCACTATCAGGATAATCTTAACCGTTCAATCCGGCATTGTGGGCGCATCATCGTTGACATGATCCCAAAAGTATACGATCGGCCTCGCGTTGCTCGCATACTTGGCGAAGATGGTACACCGCGCACTGTTAACCTTGATCCTAATCTACCGCAAGCTTCTGTTGGTACTGATAACCCAGCAATTGACTCAATCTATAACCCTACGATTGGTCAATATGATGTGGTTTGTGACTCAGGACCCAGTTATGCCACTAAACGCGATGAAGCGGCCAATATGATGTTGGCGCTAACTCAAGCTAATCCCGCACTGTTCCAGTCTATTGGCGATCTCATGATGAAAAACATGGACTGGCCTGGGGCAGAGGAAATATCAAAGCGGCTTCAGATGCTATTGCCTCCGCAGTTACAGCAAATGGCTGGCGGTGACAAGGTAGATCCGCAAGTTATGCAGGCTCAACAGATGATTGAGCAGATGGCCGATCAGATGGAGCAAATGAGCGCAGAGATGCAACAGCTACGCGATCAGCGTGCAATCTTGCTTCAAGAAAAGGAACGCGAGTGGTTCGACTCTGAAACTAAACGCATGGAAGTCGAAGGCAAGATTATGATGACGGATAGCCAGTTGCAAGCGGCTGTTCGTGAAAACATCATGCTTATGATGGGCATCGGCACTCAACAATCGCTGGAACAACAACCCGAATTTGAGCGGTTGGAAGCGCAACTAGAGCAACCCGTACAAAAGCCACAACCACAAGGTGGCGGCGCACCGTCACCGGCTAGAGGCGCTGGCAGCATGACACGCGAGGCGGATACAGAAGCACTCACCGGTGAAGCAAAGCCTGGCGAGTCTGAATAAGTTTACAACACAGGGGATAACGCAATGACCGAGGAAAATGCAGTCTTTGAGACAGTAGACGATAATCTAACAACGGAAACCGTAGAGGATGCCGCGAGTGATCCGTCAGAACTTGAATCGGAATCACTTGAACAAGATCAGGCTAACGAGGAATCATTAGCTGACGCTGACGATTCAAAAAAAGACCCGTGGTATAAGCGGCGGATTGATGAACTGACCCGCGACAAGCACGAAGCTCGACGCCAAGCCGAACGGCTTGAAAAGATACTGGAACAGCAAGAGTCAATGATGCGTCAATATATGCCGCAAACGACTCCAGAGCCTCAAGGCATTATGCCGCCTGACCCGATGCAATTTGCTGGCGGTCAGTACGATCCGCGTTACATGGACGCGATGATGCAGTACACGCGCGAGTCAGCGATTCAAGAAGCTAGGCAAGCTGTCGCAGCAGAATATCAACAGCGCGAACAGGCGCAAGCAGCAGCGCAGGCTCAGGCTAGATTGGTTGAGGCAGAAGCGGCCACAAGAGCAAAACACGCGGATTATGACGCGGTGATTGAGCAGATTACATCAGATCCCAGATTAGCCAATAACCCGACAATTCGGCAAGCATTGTTGGGTATGGATAACGGCCCTGAGATTGCCTACACACTTGGGCGCAATCTGGATGTTGCTTACCAAATTGCAAGCATGAATCCTATTCAGGCTGGCATGAAGCTGGCTGAAATAATCGGCACACCCGCTAAACAAGCAAGCAGAGCGCCTCAGCCAATCCGCCCAATAAGCGCCACAGGTAAGCCACCGCGCAACGAGAAATCCTATTCTGAAATGAGTACCGAGGAATATATTGCAGCGCGTAATGCTGAAGATTTAGCACGTCGCCAAGCGATGATGAAACGTTAAAAGTTTACGTTCCCACCCCCTATTAGCCCGTCGCAATGATGGGCTTTTTTTTATTTTGATTTTGTGATATAAAAACGGCACGTCTTTCTATCTTTTTGCCGAGGTAGATTGTCAGGCAAGTACAGATTATTCGAGGGATTGGCTCCCATCTGGAAAAAACATAAGGCTAATCACTTTATCTTTTTTCGCTATTACAGGAGTCACATCATGGCGAATAACAATCTGCTGACTATCAGCATGATCACCAATGAGGCTCTTAGAGTCCTCACTAACCAGTTGGTTTTCACCAAAGCCGTAAATCGTCAATACGATAACAAATTCGCTATTGAAGGCGCGAAAATCGGCACCACGATAAATTTGCGTAAGCCACCGCGTTACGTAGGTCGTACTGGCCCCGCGCTTCAGATTGAATCCGCAGTTGAGACCTACGTCCCCCTGACGCTGGATACCCAGTTCGGTGTGGATATGGCGTTTACCACTCAGGATTTGTCTCTGAATATCAGTGACTTTTCTGACCGGTTCATCAAGCCAGCCGTTGCTGCTATTGCAAACAAAATCGACTACGATGGTTTGCAGCAGTTCAAGAACGTTTACAACCTCACCGGCACCGTTGGGCAGCTTACCGGCACCCCGACTTTGGCGCAGGCTACTAAGGCCATTCTTGACGCACGCGCTAGACTAAATCAGGAAGCCGCTCCGGTTGACGAGGATCGTAGCTTCATCGTTGATCCGACTATCGAAGTTGGTATTGTCAGCGGTTTGACCAATCTGTTTAATCCTGCTGGCACCATCTCGAGAATCTTTAACAAGGGCGCGTTGGGTGATTCTACGTTAGGTTTCAACTTCGCAATGGATCAAAATGTAGGCAACTTCACTTCTGGTACTGCCACGGCGTTCACTGTATCCGCGCAGTCTGGCGGAAGCGTACAGAACAACGCTCAGTCAACGTTCACGCTGGCGGTTTCCTCTACCTCTGGCACCCTGACCAAAGGAACCGTATTCACGATTCCTGGCGTTTACGCTGTCAATCCGCAGAATCGCCAATCTACCGGCGCATTGCGTAACTTCGTTGTTACCGCTGATGCACCTGGATCTAGCACTTCACTGAGCATCTTCCCCGTTCCGGTTTTCAGTGGACAGTTCCAGAACGTGACTTCCAGCACCGGCACCATTGGATCCGGCACTGCCACTATATTGTCCGGATCTACCGGCGCGGCTGTATCAGTTCCTAACGCTCTTGCCTTCCACAAAGACGCATTTGCTCTTGGCACCGCTGATCTTCTGCTCCCGCAGGGCGTTGACATGGCGGGACGTGCTTCCGCTGATGGCCTCTCAATTCGTTTGGTTCGTCAGTACGACATCAACAGCGATCAGCTACCCACAAGGCTTGATGTGCTTTACGGCTGGTCAACGATCTATCCTGAACTTGCTACCCGCGTCACTGGTTAATAGGAGTATCTAAAAATGGCAAATCCAGGCCCAAATATCGTAGCCGAATCCGGCATACGCGCTCAGTCAGTTGTTGGTTTTAGCATTACCGGCACTAGCATTAGTGCAAACCTTTCCGCAGAGTACACCGTCACCATCAATGGACTTGATGTAAATGACTTTGTGTTTGCGGAAGGCCCCACTGGTAACGCAACCATCATGCTAGGCGCTTACGTTTCAGCGGCTAACACGCTGAAAGTGCGAGTGCTGAATCCAACCGCTGGCGCTCTTACGCCAGGTAATACCGGTTATACGCTGCTCGTTGTTCGCGCATACCCGCTGCCGTCCAGCACCGTTGACTTCCTCGTGAACTCACCGGCTAACTCTGGCGCTATACCCCTGAGCGCATAACAGGGATTGAACGGGGGGAGTTCGCTCCCCCTTTTCTTTAATTACTGAGGTAATCATGGACTTTCCGACTGTAATGCACCATCCACACCGTTATGACTGGTCAGTTGTAATTGAAGATATTGCAGAATACTCACGATTAGCTGCAATCGGATGGATTTCTAACACTGATTGGCACTCTGGCGTTAAAGAGTCAGCCGATATTGTTGAAGAAGTTAAAGAAGAAGTGAAAAAGCGTGGCAGACCGCGCAAGATGGATGACGAATGAAGGAGTTAATCGCTCTACTATTTCTAGCGCGTGAGATTGCTCACAGAGAGCATCTTAAAACGCGATCATTTGCCGCGCACATGGCGTTAAATGAGTTTTATACCGGCATTATTGAAAATGCCGACGCCATTGCAGAAGCGTATCAAGGTCAGTACGGTAAATTGCTGTCAATTCCGTACATGAAAAACCCTAATAAAGCCTCGATTGAGTCTATTTTCCGCAATCATTTAGATTGGATTGAAAAAAACAGATACACCGACGTACCTGTGACGCAAACCGCTATACAAAATCAAATTGATGAAGCCGTTGCAACCTATCAAACGGCGCTGTACAAACTAAAATTCCTATCTTGAGATAAACCATGCCAGAGCAATATACTGTACCCGTTCAAACCCCAGCGATTGATTCTAATAATGTATCTGCATCGCTGTCCGGCACCGTTAGCAGTGCAACGGCGGTGGTTTTAGACACTTCCGACATGGCTTACCCCTTGACCGTTACAGTCAAATGTCCGTCAGCCACTACCGGAACGCTGGAATTCTCCACCACTCCGAACGCATACGCAAACGCAGGAACCGCAAACTGGCAGTTCTGGCCCAGTGGTACAGTAGCGGCCTCAACGGCGGTTACAGACGTTTTTAATGGTCGTCTGATAGCACTTAGGATTAGTCGGGCTTCCGGTTCAGGCGCTGTGATTTACGAGGTGACAGCATGAGTGGTTGGATTGGTTCGTGGGGAGTTTCCGTAACTGTTACAAATCTAACAGTAACCGGCAGTGAAGTTATATCGGTTAACACTGCAACAGATGCGTTAAGGATTACGCAAACCGGCTCAGGTAATGCTCTGGTGGTTGAGGATAGTGCAAATCCTGATAGCACACCGTTTATTGTTGACGCAAATGGTCGCGTTGGAATTGGCGGCAATCCTTCGGTCACTCTTGAATCTTTTTCAGATTCTACAAGCTGGTTTAGAAATCAAGCAGCGGCAGGGATTCCAATCTTTGCAACATATCGCGCCAATGGAACAATCGCATCCAAAACAATCGTAGCGTCTGGCGATGAAACTGGACGTTTTGACGTGCGCGGATTTGATGGCGCTAACTTTGTACAGCTTGCTCAGATTAACTTCTATGTAGACGGCACCCCAGGTACTAACGACATGCCTGGCAGGATTGTTTTTCAAACAACGGCAGACGGTGCGTCTAGTCCAGCCGAAAGGATGCGAATTGATAGCGCTGGAAATATCTACGGCACGTCTGGCACTACTAGCATGACGAATGGCTTCTTCTACATCCCAGCCGCTGGTGGCGCACCTTCTGGCGTACCCACCGCCGTAGCGGGCCGCGTTCCGATGTATTACGACACCACTAACAACAACTTTTACATCTATAACGGCGCTTGGAAAAAAATACTGCTCGCTTAATTTGTAAAAGTATCATCGGGTTAAAGCATGTCCAATCTATCTAATCAGCAGATAAATCAAACCTTTGACGGGTTATTGCAAGTTCCTGGTGGAATTACGTCTACCTTGCAAACCGTTCAGGATGGAAACGGCAACCCTACCGGATTGCAACTGAGTAGCAGCGGTGCAAGTGTAACGACTTCTAGCACTTTTGTACCATCGGTAGGCGGTACACAAATCACGGGCGCTGTTCCTCGATTGATTTCTGATGGTTTTGGTGATTATGTTTCGTTAAAAGATTTTGGCGCAGTTGGCAATGGCGTTACGGATGACACTGCCGCATTGAACCTTGCTATTGCAGCAATCAATCTTGGTACTGTTCGTGATTTATACATTCCAGCCGGAACATATATCATCACAAGCAACCCGACAACCATTACTAAGCCATGTCGGATTGTTGGTAGCGGGCGCAGGACGTGTCACATGCGCTTTAACGCATGTAACGGCTTCAATTTTGACCTTAGCGCAACGACGGGAACCGGCAATCGCTACACAAATAGCAGCATTTCAGAGATTACTTTCCTCACAAACAGCACTGGGAAAACCGGCTTATATTACAAAGGCGTTCAATCGTTCGCCCCACATGATCCTGCAATCGCTCTAGTTGGCGTATCTTTTGACACTCAATTTGTATATGATTCAAGCCTGAGCAGTTCTACCCAATGGGCAATTGGCTTTTATGTAGATAATACAGATGAGGTGCTATTAGACGATTGTTATTTTAACGGCTCAAGTCTTAATGGCGCTTATGCTACGTTAACAACGTCCATTGCAATCAAAGTTGATACATGCACCGGCTTGCGTTGCGTAAACACGCAAATCTATCAGTTTGGCACTGGCTTTGACATTATTGGACAATCGGAAGGATTGATTGCTCAAGGCATTACAATCGTTGCTGTAGGTAAAGGACTTTATTTTCATAGTCTAGTCAATCCAGCCAACAATCACGTTTTAGCAAATAGCCATATTTCATCTGTTTTGTCTGCTTTTCAAATAGACAATTCATCTGGATATTGGCCTCAATC